CCAGGTTGTACGCCACGGCCCTCTCCAAACAATCGGATCAGGGGCAGGCCAGCCTTAGCTGACCTGCCCCCATCAACTCTGACCTAAGGGTCAGGTCAGGCCGTAGATAACGCCCTGGTGACGACGGCTGTTGATCGTCAGGTTGCCGTAGGTCAGCATCTTCATGGTCCGAGTGTCCTTGTCGACAGGCTGGATGAACGGGCCAGCCTTGAAGAAACGGTCACGGTGAACCTTGAGACGCAGGTACTTCGGGTTGATGAAGTACATGTGGCCAGAGGGGCAATCCTCGTCGAAGAGGACGGGGCGGCCCTTGAACTCCAGAGCCTGGAAGCCAGCGTCAGCAAGCGAAGCGTCCATGTGGCGGACGTTGCCCTGCAGAAGCGACTCGTAGTCCTCGTGAAGCGACTGCGTGGTCAGGATAAACTGCGGGGTGTCGCCACCGACGGAGCAGTCGTTGAACACGTTGGTCATCTTCTGACGGTCAAGCGTAGTGGTGTCGGTGTGACCGAAACCAGCAACGCCGTTGGTGATCGCCTCAGCGGTCTGGCCAGCGTCGTGGATCTGGGAACGCCACCAAGTGTTGTTCGCAGGATCAATGCCGCCAACGGTGGAGTAGCCACGGGCCTCGGAGCCAGTGTCAGCAGCGTCGTAGCCGCCGACAAGGTTCCAAAGACCGTTGAAGTCCTTGTTGCTGTTGCCAGTGCCATCCTCGTAGAACATCTCGTTCATCTTCTGAACGACAGATTCACGAGCGACCTCGATCTTGGTGTTGAGAAGGTCAAGGAACGCAGCTTCGCCGCTGTTCTGGGCCTCTTCAATACCCGAGATCGACACGGTCGAAGCAAGCTGCTTCCACTCGTAGATAGCCGAGCTAACTTCTTCCTGCGGGGTGTTGCTGATTGCGTCAACGCCCGAGTAAGTAGCCGTGTTGGTCGAGTTGTCAGCACCAATCAGCGCTTCCTGAATGCGAGCACCGCCGTCGATCTGGATGACCTGCCCCGCACGAGCGAGGAAGTAAGCCAGCGGTCGGGCCTGGAAGACCTGATCAATGAACTGAGGGGTGACCTTGGCAAAGGTCGTGGTCAGGATGTCTGACCAGTTAGCATCGGTGTCCTTGTAACCGAAAGCCATGATGTACTCCTAAGGAGAGTAGGGACGGGATCAGCCGAACGTCAGCCGTTCAGCAGCGGATCTCCAATATCCGAAAAGCCGTTTTCGCTCATCGAATCTCGGAGAGCCTCAGCGAGAGTGTCTCGCCAAGAACCCTGGGAAGCAGGCGAATAGTCCTTCGGACCAGAATCCACGTTGCCGCCAGGGATACCAGCCCCTGCCGCCACAACACCCTGCATCATCCGCTTTTCTTCCAGAACCTGCTGCTGCTCTGCCTCAATCGCCCGCTGCGTAGCAGCCGACTCCTGAAGTTCGACCCAGTTCAGATCGCGGTATGCCATCTCAACTGTTGGAATGTCGTTCGCCTGCATGTGCCGAAGAACAACTTCTTGATCGAAGTCGCCGTAGCGACTCTGAACATCAGCAATTTCATTCATCAAAGCTGAACGCTGCTGCTGCTGTGCGACGGTCCCGACCGTTCCCCGAAGTTGCTGAATCTCTGCCTTCAACGCAGCCACCTCAGGGGTGTCTGCAGGAGCCTCGATTGGCTCCCCCCACTCGTTCGTAGCTGCAGGAGCCGTGGCTGCTACAGGCTGCTGAACCTTGTAAGTGTTGGCAATCAACTCAACAGTTGCTTTGGGGTCTTGGTCAAGCGCCTGAAGAAGATCAAGTCCTCTTTGGGCGATTCGACGCTGGTTTGCGAGGTCTTGCGTCTTCTGGGTGTAATCCCTGTTACGCATGTACCCCTGTGCCGCCTCTTCCTGGGTGATCACTGTTCCGTCTGGAAGAGTGATTCCGTCGTTTGGCTGCTGCTGACTTTGGGCGGGTGCTCCGTCTTGGAGTCCACTTTCGGTCTGGATCACGGATTGCTCCTTAGGAGTCCACGGGCGGGTTGCTCCTATGGGAACCTAGACAATGTTCAGGAGAACAAAGCGTTCCAAGTGTTTCTGCCCACAACGCCATCGGCCTTCAGGCCCCGATGGCGTTGGAAACCCTTAACAGCGGCAGCAGTCATGCGGCCATAAATGCCGTCAACGCCGCCAGGATCATGGCCTTTGTCTCGCAGTTGACGCTGCACCAACTCGACAGCTTTGCCACGAGAACGACGGCGACGGCTCAACGGTTTCGCAGCAACCTGTTCTCCCAGCGCAGCGACGTAGGCAGCAACAGCTGCCCAGTCCACGCCAGAATCCCCAACCTTGGGGTCGTTCGGCAGAGTGCGGCCACGCTGCAACCATGCGTACAACTCGCTGCCAGGGCAGCTCGTAGACGCCTTGTCTCGATGGCCTTTGATCCAAAGCTTGTTGTCGTACCGATTCTGGATCTGATCCATAGTCCAGCGGATTGACTTCAACGCTGCATCAGGGATGGGGCCAGATCCCCAACCCGTGTAGCAAATAGACTCGGTACGGCTGTTCCAGCCTCGGGTAGCGCCACCAACAATGCCGCCACCTCGCCCTTCGTAAACGACACCTTCTTCGTCAACAAGCCAGTTGTACGCAATAGCGTTCCAGCCGCGGGTGTCCATGTGGGTCCGTTCAAATGCTTTCAGGGCCTTAGGGCCGCTAGGGCCGTTCTGCACACCGCTGTGATGCAGAACAATGCCCACAACCCTAGATGGCTTCAGGCGGGTAAACGGTTTTCGGGGCATGCGGGCGCCCCAGCCCGAACGTGTAATGATCGGTCGCATTGTGCTCCTAGATGCCTAGCTGGGCGGCTGCGTCAGCATCAGCCTGTGCTTGCGGTTCTAGCTGCGGAGCGTCGGCGCCCACGCCGCCGCCCGCACCCAAGGCTTGCATAGCCTGACCGTTCACGCCACCAGGCATGCCCTGCGGCTGCTGCGGCTGCTGTTCCTGCAAGAACTTCTCAGGGTTCTTAATAGCAAAGCCGTCACGCAGCACAACACGCAACAACTCTTGAACGTTGACCTGACCAGTTTGAATAAACGGCCCCAGGGCCTGCAGCATACCCAAAGCCGACTGGCGGCGGAACGTCTCGTTCTTCGGGACAGTAGACCCCGCTTCTACACGGAAGTCGTACTGACCCTTGATGTCTTCACGGGTGTACGGAACCCACAGGTTTGCACCGTCACGGCCAATAACTTTGGCTGCTTGCTGGCCCGTAACGTACTGCTGGTTGATCTGTAGCAGCTTCGTGGCCAGGTTTGCAATGAATGTTTCGACACGGTCAAGCTTCTCCGCAGTACGGACGTTTGCTGCGTCCTGCAGCAAGCTGGCTTCGGTGGCGGTACGGCGAATCTGACCGCCGCCGCCACGCATGAACTCGGTAATGCCTGAGATGTCTTGGATGTCGTTTTCGATGGCTTGCGACCAGTTGTACAGGCCAGGGTCCATGCCGATTTGGTTGACAGGCTGGATTACGTCACCAAGCGGGACGCTGTCGTCTTCAACGAAGATCACTTCGCCGTCACGTTTTGAAGCGATCTTGGTCAGATCCGACTGAGAAATAGCAGCCTTGCGAGCCAGGTACTTCCGTGCGTAACGGGCACGGTGGTTCATCATTTCGGAACGAGTCTTCGACAGTTCCTTGACCAGCGGAGCGATCATTTCGAGATCGCCCATCGGGTAGAAGTGGTCGGGCACCTCGTAGTTACGAATCATCTCAAACGGATGACCAAACGCATACGGCATTTTGCGAGGCCGAATCAGGTACTCGGCAGCGCCAGCCGTAAACGTGCACATCGTTTGGCGTGCCAAGTCATAGAACTCAAACACTTCAACGAGTTCGTTGGACTCGTAGTTTTCCTGATGACGAGCGTAGTGCGGGTCTGCCAACGTCAGCCCAGGCATAGCGTTGTCACGAGCTTTGCGACTGTAAGCAGGATCGGTCTTTACATCGTCGATGTGGCGCACGATCCGCTGTGCAACCCAACGGGCGTCTTCCAGCGACGTCGCTTCAGGGTTGACAAACATGTCGTGAGGCGAAATGCGCTCCATGACAGGTCGGTCAGTAATGGTTTCTCTAGCAGCACCGATAATCTGGCGGGCCAGATCTTCGTCGCTGATTGGTTCACGTTCTTCTTCTTCAGCAAGTGCCTGCTCATCAACCAAAGCAGTTTGGAACCTGAGAGCAAACTCTTCTTCAGTGAGTTCTTTCTCAGTTTCCTCGTAAGACCACAGCATTTTGCACCAGCCGTGACCCACAATCAGCGAGTCTTTGACGGCACGGCGGAACGGCTCCTGCATGCGGTAGCGTTCCCACTGGTGGTTGATCATGGCCTGCACAAACACGGCCCGAGTTTCTAGGTCGGGTTGGTTGGCGGCTACAGCGATCTCAGGTCGAGAAACAGAGATGGCAGGGTAGATGACGTTGATCGTCGAAAACGCCTGGTTGATTGCAATGCGATCTTCGGAGGACCGTCCTGCCGTGGGAAAGATGGATTCACCACGGTAAAGGTCGACCATATCGGTCCAACAGTCATCGTAACCTTCGGTTTCCCGCCACTCTTTGGAACGCTCAAGTTCCTGCCCGTAGTACGACAGAAGTTCTGCCTGTGGCTTCTGCTTCGGTTTGCGCCCGAAAACAGGCATGTTGTCTCCTACGAACGAGATGTGCGCTGCAACTCAGTTCCGTTTGCACGCGCATGATCTACTGATTCTTTAAGAGCGCCCATCTGCGTCCAGCCTTCAGCTGTCGACATACGGAACGGGCGCCCTCCCTTGCCCACAGGATCTCGTCCCTGAGCAAACTCGCCATGCCAATGCTTCATCTTGCAAGACCAAGACACAAGCTGGCCTTTGCCAGTACACGGCACTTCAAAGAAAGTGCGTGTCTCATGATGAAAGCGTTGGGCCGTGCCCCCACAGGGGCACGGCTCATACGTCAGATCCCACTCGGTCGGCAGTGGTTCTTCAGGTGCAGCGTAACGAATGCCCATCAGGCAAACGTATCAAATGTCCTGCGCGCCGCCAGGCTTAGCGAACCCACCAATCGGGCCACCCATTGCGCCTTCAATAGTGCGAACGTCAGACCCGTCGTGCTGGCCACCAACAGGGACAATGCCGCCCTGGGCGTTGCTAGGCAGTTCCGAGCCGCCGCCAGGCGCCGCAAAGCCACCCATGACTTCGCCGTCATGCGACTTCACCATTTCGCCAGCACCAGTGCTGTCATACTGCAGTTTGTCTGGACCCATTACAACTCCCGAATCTAGGGACAGAACATGTTCAAAGCACCCTGGACGGTGTTTAGGAGATCACCCAATCTTCTTCAACGTCAAAGCTGTTCTCCCACTTCTGCAGCTCCTGCTCGTACCACGCCAACGACATGTACGGATACTCAACTTCTTCCTGATACTCGGGAGCGTAGGCAAACTCTAAAGCGTGAACAGCCAACGCCAACGAGATCACACGGTCATCGTGCGGCGAACCAGACATGCCGCCACGACTGTTGCGAGTAAACCGTGACAGCTCTGCACACGTCGCCACGGACGGCACACCGTCCGAGCGGCGCTCACGCAACCACTTGTGCAACTTGTCGATCATCAACGGCTTCGTCACGCGGGTCGTCTTCCAGCCCCACTCCATCTGCCGTTTCTTATTAGCCGAGTTCAACGCCATACGACGCCAAATGCGTCTGTACCCCAACTTGCGCAACTCAGTTACAGTCGTCAGGCCATGGTTGTTGACCTCAGGCAAAACCAGTGCCGTGTTGTACCACGTCCCCAACTTGAACAGCTCATACGCAAACAAGTCAGGTTCAATGTGGCCATGCCACTCAGCAACAATCCGAGTCTCATCACCCACCGCCAACACATGTGCGCTGCTGTAGTCGCCATGTTTTAAGCCCTCAGCAACGTCAGCACCAATCACATACGCTGTTTCTTCCTCAGGCGGCTCCCACACATGCACAAACGACGACGAAGCCAAATTCTCAACAGGCTCAAACGTCCGAGGGAACTCAGGCCCAGGCCCCTCTAAGTTCAACGTCCACTCAGGCTCAACCGCATCGTTGTTCAACTCCTCCAACAACTCAGCGTTGAACACCATCATGCCCGAACGAATAAACGCCTCAGTCGGGTTCGACGGGTACTCCTGATGCAGCTGCCACTCAGGCAAATCAAACTGCTTCTGCTCATACCAAGAGTCGTCACGCTCAGTCACAGAATCCCAGCCGTAAAACATCGGCTTGAACACCGACTTACCTGACTGGGCACGCACCCACAAGTCTTCGAACTTGTTGCCAGACCCGTTCGCTGTGCTCAACAAGATGAGCTGACCGCCAATATCGGCGGTCGGCTCGATCGAAGCCCACGCTTCACCAGCGTTCTCCAAGAACGCAAACTCGTCCACCACGATCAGGCGGCCCGTGAAACCACGGGCAGGGTTGTTGCCCGACGGCAACGACAGAATCTCTGACCCGTTCGACAACTCAACCTTCGTCAAGTTCGACGTAGTCACCCGAGCACCCCTAGCTGTCACCCAGCCAGGCAAACGATCCAACCCAAACTTGACTTTGCCCAACAACTCCTGCGCCTCACGCTCACCCTTGGAAAGCAGCATGACCCGAGTGTTTGGATGCCAATACGCCAACCAGAACACATAAAACGACACTAGCGTTGACCAGCCAATCTGACGGGCTTTCAAAGTGATGCTGTTCTCGCCGTCGACCCAACGAGTCAAGGCGGCAGCCTGAGACGGCCTAAGGGTGAACAGCCGTTCTCCCTGAGGGTGCTGGATCATCCAGCAGTTCTCAGCCACCCAATGAGGGTCCGTAGCGCCACGGCGCCACGCAGCCTCCCTACGAGCTAGCTCCAACTGGTCCGACATCAAGCAGGCCCAATCTCCAACACGTCCTTGCCCTGAGCCAGATACGCCTGCAGTTGCTCATCCGACATCGACTGAAACCTATCTTCAGCCGTCACCGAAATCTGAATCTGCGGTGGCCGCACCTTGTCAGCCAACGACAAAATCATCTTCGACGCAGCATCCCACTTCGGATGATCAGGATCCGCAGCAATCTTCAACGCAGCCTGGTAAATCGGAGACAACGCATCAGGCCCCAACACCGACTCGTCAGCCATCTTCGCCCACAACTTACGAAACCGCTCGTCCTTCTTCCAACGACGCAACGTGCGATCCGCAAGGCCATGCCGAGCAGCCCACTCCTTGTCAGACAACCTGTCGTGCCCCACACACGTCAAGTTCTCCAAATATTGGTGAACCAACGGGTGAGGATCTTCTTCGCCCGTAGACGAGTTGTAGCTCCACCTAAAGTCATTCGGATTCTCATCAGCTTCCATGTCCACCCCGTGGACATCGTCCAGCGGGGGACCGTTGTAGACGCCCTGACGGGCATCTAGAAAGCCT